GACCCTCATGACTAGGGCGCGCTTTAACCACCTGTCGGTGCCATCGTAGCGCGGCTGAAAATCGCTTCTCCCATGAACGGCGGTGTTGTTATCTATAACCAATAAATCGCCAGCGTCGAGTGCTACGGACTGGGTGCTTTTGTTTATGGCGTCAGATAACTCCAGTAACGCGTCTTGAGCATCCGCCCAAAGGCCGGTCATCAGAGCGCGGTCATACCGTATCGTATATGACCCATTATTCAACCGAGACAAGACGGCAACATCAATCCCGACATCCCCCTCCTGTTTATCCAGCATAAAACTCTCATCCACGCGCGTCCTGAACCATTTATTTTCTAATATTTTGATTGTTTCAGGGCTTAGTTTTTCAAGAATATCCTCGATGTTCGCATATGTCGTGTGCGCGTTGGGGTCACCGCGCAAACAGAGCAGAAATACATAATCTGGCCTATATGAATGAAAGGCCGTTTCCGTGTGAAGTTCGAGAACGGTCTTAGAGGACGAAGATATCTGATTGGATTCGTCACGTTTTATCGGGTAGATATTTTGTACAAGGCTCCCGAACTGCTCTTGCACATAGCCCACGGTATTCCCAAATTCCGCAGCGTGCTCCAATAGGCATGCCGTTGCTTCCAGGGTCTTCACGGACGTGTCGTCGTCGGCATACTTTATGGTCGGGGTGCTTGGGATGCGGCCAATAGGTAAATTACGTATAATGCTAATCATTAGGACAGTCTACACGTCGGCAAGCCGGCACCACCCTTTATTTGATTGGACACGCACCGGTTGCGCAATCATCTAGGTCGATAGAACCCACATATGACCGCTGAACCATCGGGATTGAAGTGTCAATCTTGGAAATCGCCTTTTCATATTCCGCCTGCGTTATCTCTTCATATGGTGGAAGTGAGAAATTGTGGTCCGCATGGAGCAAAAATGATACCGACTTAATACTCTTATCGTAGTTCTTAGATAACCACGCCTTGATGTCCTCAAGTTCTTCCCTGCGGTAATACACCGTTACGGACACGGCATTGTCGGCCCAATCCGTCTGCATTTTCTTGACCCATTCCAACTGTTCGATTGCCGTCATGTTGGCGGCCAAGACCGAACCCTCCGGAGACATACACGGAAAATCCACCACGTATCTAGTGTGTTCTTCGCGTCCGTCCAACCCGATATCCCACTGAACCTTATAACCACGTTTACGGCAAGCCTCGACTAGCGGGTCAGATGACCCGAAGCGGACCCTGCGAGTGTAGTACTGCGCGTACGCTGGATGAATGCCCGGCGTGACGCCGGGGAGCAGGGAGAGCGTCCCAGAGGGCTGCACGGTGGTTAAGCGCACGGACACGGGGAATCCATGTATTGCGGAATACTTTTTATCAAAAGCGACAAGACCGCTGTACACGGGGTCAAGCCACGTCAGTTTCCCTTCCGTAACTTGGAGTATCCCGGTTATTGATTGCCCGAGCCGCGCATTTTTCTGGACTATCTCCGTGGTCTTTTTGTATGGGTACGTAAGCCGCGTGATTTGTTTCTGGGCCATATATAGCAACTGAGAGATGTCATGCATCTGTTCTAGTGAATCAACGTTGGGCAGGAAGATTGTCGCCAGGTTGCAGCTCTCACCATTTCCCAGCGGAATCTCGCCGCACGGATTCATGCCCTCAATAGTGTTGTCCATTTTGGCCTCGCCAAGCCGTCCAAATTTCCGGGCCAATTTACGATTCATTAATCCGTATGGTTCACCCGAACCATCGTAGCCCTTCCATAATTCGGACTGAATCTCGTCGTATGAATCTGCAAAAATACTGTTGTTGCTATTGCTGCGCCAGGCCGGGACGGAACCCGTGCCCCAATTCTTTGCGCGAAGAAAAAGAACATCGTCCGGGTCGCCTATCGCAATCTGTGCGGAGCGACGCGAAGAGCCAGAAACAACAATCCGTCCAATAATGTTACAAATATCAAGAACGTCAATTGAGCGGAGTTTCTTGCCCTCGCGATTTTGCATCACCGCGCAAATGTCTTTAACCCCATCGATGAGCGCGCCCGGGCCGGATGCAGTGCCGCCGAATGTCTTGAGCGGAGCGCCGTATTCGCGAATTAGAATTGTTGAATAGGTGAATGACCTGCCGGTGTAGAAATATGACTTTAGAACTGCATGAAGTAGGCGCTTCCATCCCTGACGGGAATCCGGAACGATAATGTCGGCATCATTACTGCGCTCGTTGGTGATGGTGATGCCTGGAATAACTTTTGGCAAATCGTGAATTTTTGAACGCTCCACAGAGAAACCGACACCCCCGCCGAGCATCAGATATTCAAAAAGTAGTTCAAAATCCGCAATGGCTTCAATGTCTACCCAGTAGCAATTATTTAACGATGTGCCGTTCATCTGTTGCACCAATGGCGTGCCGAGCTGCCACAACGAACGACCAGCAAACGAACAACGCAGATTAAACATATGGTCGAATAGTCGCTCGGCCTCGTCCTGTGTGTATGGCACGCCGATATCAATAGCTCCGTTTATAACTCTGTGCAAAGTCTCGGGCCACGTCTCAAGGTCGTCGTTTTCTTTGCGCCGTGAATATGTGCGCAAATAAACTATTTCCCCGAGCCCACCAAAACCCCACGGAATTGTCTTTTGGGAATAACCGTCTACAAATTCTTTCTCAATGCGGGCCATGTGTAATCCTAATTATGTAAGAGGGACAGTGTGACTATTTTACTCTACTGCCAAATAGTGAAACGGTCTAAAATTATATGAATTTTATTCTTTGACCAGCCCGGCCCGTATCGCCTCGGACATCTCTAACACTTTTCCGCGCGGATACAGCAAAACTCTTATTTTGTTGAAAGGGGTTACTTGCCGCTCTTCATAAATATCTTCTTCCACATAAAACGTTTGGAGTGACAAAAGTGACGTTATTGTTAACGTCTCCCCAATAATGCCAGTTGGGGGTTTCCCTCCGTCACTACAGTCCCCTGTCGGATGACCGCAAACCGGACAGGGCGACCTGTCTACCGTGCTGATGAATACGTTATCGAATAGATGGCGTCGTCCGCCGCGCTCGGGTGCGGAGTTTTCATAAAAATATTCACCCATGGCACATTATATAATAACTAAGCTACGTCTTCTGCGTAGAACCCATTAATTCTCATCAAACGTCTAAGTTCGTCGAACGCCTCGGGCGGGAGGTCGTCAACAATCTTTCTCGTCAACTGTTTTCTTAACATTTCGGGAAACTGGGCATTTCTGAATTTTTCTTGTCCTCCGCCGGGGTAGATAAGCATGTCCCCCCACGCGATATTCCTACCAATTTCATACGAGTAAGGGACCGCCACCGTGGTCAGCGGTATTGACCCGCCACGGCCTACTGCCTCCGCCGCATTCGCATGGGCGACGGTGATGCATTCCCTGACGGATGCCGATGGGTCCAAAAAAGCCTTAGATAGCTCTATGTTGCCGGTTTTGTCAGCGTCCATAGAGCAGTATCCCTCCGCGACCATGGTTATCGAAGTTACTTGCCAGTAACGCCTTAATACCGAACACAGTTCAGTAGACTTCATAAGCCTCTTCTTGATGGATAGGCTCATGTCCTTGCGCGACATTTGACAGATGATTGTTAAATTATCATTCCTCCACCCAAAAAAATTAAAAGTCAGGTCTTCGCCAATCCCGAATTCTTTGACGCTATTTACTTTTGCTAATTGGGCCGCGGTGACCGCTAGCGCTATTTTACTGAAATCGTCGTCGTATGAACCGTCCATGAATGACCAGACTACGCCTTATCGGTGGCGGCTAGGGGAACCCACTTGTTGGGCTGCATAGTTCCGCCTCTGAGTAGCGAGGTTAGAGTAGCGTATTAGCCCATGACAACAAAACCAAGTAAACCAAAAGCAAAAACCAGTGCCCAAAAGACTCCCGCTAAGAAAGTCCCGGCCAAAAAGGCTCCAGCGAAAAAAGCTGTGAAGTTGGCTGCAAAGCCGGCCGCGAAGAAAGTCAGCGCAACAGTCTCGCCCGCTTTGCCCGATGCTTCTCGGGGCGCATGGGCTAAAATCGAGCGCTCTGAAATAAAAAGAGAAAACTGGGTGAAGCGATTTTTTAAAAGCTTGTCGCAGTAAGCCCTCGCAACACAGGGCGTTAAGGCGCGAAACGTGACAACCGAACGTAGGCAGGCGCCTCGTCGCGTAATCACGTCCATCAGTCGCGAGGGGGCATGGGGAAAGGTGCGTTATCATCACCTACTTTCCTGCGGGCACACGGAGATTCGCCCGAGGGCGGCTACAGTGTCAAGGCTCGCGTGCGCATGGTGCTTTCGGGCCGCAGAAAAAAATGCAGAAATGTCGGCCCTGCGTGCTGGCGCTAATCTCGTTTATGTAGACTTTGACGCACGCTCGGCAAACGAAGAAATTTTAATTAGCAAATCAAAAGCAGCGCTCGCTGCCCGTTTCGCAATTCCTCTGGATGCGGTCGACATCGCCGTTTCTGACGTGAACGGAAATCTTGTAATAAAATACGCTTCGATATTCCTTTCTGCCCAAGACATAGATAGGCTTATCTCTCCGCAGAACTAACTCAGAGGAGAGCAATGGACGATTTTAGCAATCCTCCGAAAAACGGAAACTGCCTCGGGCTCGATACCAACATGTGGTACCCCGGTTTAAAACAGGGTGCAAGCAAAACTGAATACAGGGCTTACGTAGACAAGATGAAAATAGCTATTTCTATTTGCGAACAATGCGTCGTCAAAATTGAATGCCTTGAGTATTCCTTGCGCCATGAGCCCCACGGAATATGGGGCGGCAAAACTGAGTCCGAACGCGCCAATTTACGATACGTAAATAAGGTGCCCCTATCGCGAGACGGTAGAGTTTTTTTTGCAGGAGTAGGGACCCGCTCTGCCGATGGCCGCGCCTATTATCGTCCACGTTCACGAATATTGCCGAGTGCATCAAATGAATAAACCTCCTGGCGATATAGCCCATAACTTTCTTTCCAAGTTGAGCGGAGTAAGACAAACGGGCTCTGGTTGGCAGGCGCAGTGCCCGTGTAGGGATGACGACAGAAACCCGTCGTTATCTATCGGGGAAGGGCAAGACGGAAAAGTTTTAGTGACATGCCATAGGGGCGGTGGGTGCAACGTCGAGCAAATTTGTTTTGCTGTCGGAATGAAAGTTTCAGACCTAATGCCCCCATCGATAGATTTTGTAAAACCAAAAGACAAACCAACCCTCGTTAAAACATATGACTTTGTTGATGAAAACGGAGTACTTCTATTTCAAAAATTAAGATACCTAAACAGCGACGGCACGAAAACATTCAAACAGCGGAAACCTGGCCCCACGCACGGGGAGTGGGTCTATTCATTAGGCGACACCCCGAAAGTTCTATACAACCTTCCAGCGGTACTAGCCGCACGAGCGAGCGGCACGTCGATTTGGGTCGTTGAGGGGGAGAAAGATGCGGATACCCTAACGGCCCTTGGTTTCTGCGCCACGACCATGCCGGGCGGAGCTGGGAAATGGCTAGACATACATACTGCCGCTCTCGCCGGCGCAGTCGTCGACATAATCTCGGATAATGACCTACCTGGACGCGGACACGCCCTCAAGGTACTCGCGGCACTGACCGGAGCGGGCTGCGATGCGCAGGTGTGGGTTTCCGAAACACACAAAGATATCACCGACCATTTATCGGCAGGCAAGACAATTGATAATCTGATTGCGCTAGAAGAGTTACCTGAAATATTTCCACAAAGCGACCATACTCCTATCGCGGATGCACCACGACCAGGGACCGATGACGCGAAGGACGCACTCTTGGCGCGTGTCCAACAAATCCTAGACAGGGATGACCTAGATACAAACTTAAAAATCGCCAAAGCGTCATTAATTTTATCATCGTCTCCATCTACAAACGTGTTGGACCCGGGCCGACTTGTACAGTGGAACGATTTATTTAATGAAGAATTCGACGACTCCTACGATTGGGTCATTCCTGGGCTACTAGAACGCGGCGAGCGTGTCATCGTTGTCGCAGTAGAGGGGCTAGGCAAGAGCATGCTTGCTAGACAGATGGCCATTCTTCCGTCTGCTGGTCTTCATCCATTTACGTACATGCCAATGAGACCAGTGCGCACTTTGTTGATAGACCTTGAAAACCCTGAGCGGATAATTCGTAGGACATCCAGAAATATCGAAATACAAGCGATGCGCCGCGGAAACGTAGCACGTTTGGACGGTCATATTTTGGTCAAGCCATCAGGACTTAACCTTATGACGGCAAGCGATAGAGCTCTCTTGGAAGATGCCGTTGAGCGTACAAAACCCGAAATATTGTTAATTGGACCATTGTACAAAGCCTTCATTGACCCCGGGGGACGCACATCCGAATCCATCGCTGTCGAGATTGCTAAATATCTAGACACAATTAGAATCGGATTCAATTGCGCACTCTGGATAGAGGCGCACGCTCCCCTGGGGAGCAGCATGACGAGCCGTGACCTTCGCCCATTCGGTTCGGCGGTCTGGTCACGTTGGCCCGAGTTCGGGATTTCCTTGCAACCGGACCCCACAACGAACGACCCATTCGTTTATGACGTGAAACATTTTCGAGGTGCTCGTGATGAACGTCAGTGGCCGACGAAAATCCGCCGTGGGAAAGTGTTCCCTTTCGAGGCAATGGAATTCGCTAAGATAGGTCCATGAGTGACGAAAAAAACAACAGGGGGTTAACCCGTGAATTCCTCAGCGAGCGAGACACGCGTATTTTCAAACTCCGACAAGCCGGCACGTCGAATTCGGAGATTGCTAGACGTTTTGCGATTTCGACGAGTGCCGTATCAAAAGCGGTTCAGCGACAACTAGAAAAACTTAACCGCGAGGCCCTGCTGGCTTACCCGGAGGTACTACGCCTTGAGCTAGAACGTCTCGATAATCTTCAGCAGGCCATATGGCCCCTTACTCAACACCGCAGGCAGGTACTAGATGACGGCACGGAAATAGCGGTTGAGCCAGATTTAAAAGCGATTCAACAGGTTTTGTCCATCATGGACCGGCGCACTAAACTCCTTGGAATGGACCAGACAAATATCAGTGTTCAGGTGAATGCGGCGCAAAAGCCCAACGAGGCCATACGGGCGACCCTTGCCGGCGGAAGTACCGCCATCGCCGACGCCAACAGGTTCGACCCCGAATCGGAGGCTCGTCAATTATTGGCGCTTATGGGCGCTTCGGGTGTTTTGCCTGAAAATATGGTGCGTCAAATGCTCGGCGAGGGGGACATAGTAGATGCCGAAATAGTAGTTACCGATGAGTTAGAATCTGGTGATGACTGAAGACAACAACCTTAAAGCAGCGGTGGATAAAGTTGCCGAGACCATCTCTCCAACCATCAACCCAATAATCAATCCAGACGGAGGACCGGTCGACAAACAGGTACTCATTCGGGCTACCGAATACGACCGTCAACGCTGGCGTGAAGCCGCGGATAAAGGCGGAGAAACTCTATCCGGGTGGATTCGTTCTGCTTTGACCGCAGAATCCACCAGGATTCTTGATTGCACCCACCCGTCGGAGTTAATTCGCGTATACCCATGGTCGAAAACATGTACTCTTTGTGGCAAAAGGCTTAGTTGAATAGTCGCCACCGACCAATACGGTGTATTCTTGATAAATATGCCTCGGCAATTCAAGATTTCATATTCTAATTCCCGTCGGGGAGCCTTAGAGCGCCCGGCGTCTATTCCGCGCGTGCCCTCTGGGCAGTGGAACATCTACACAAAGCCACAAGAGCACAATAGATTAAAAAATGAAATCCTCAATGGTTCCAATGGTGGGGCGCGGGGGCAGTGGAGCGTTCGAAAAGCACAGCTTCTGGCCTCCGCTTATGAAAAAATTGGAGGGGGTTACACTGGGCGACGCTCGCGCCCGCAGAGAACTCCTGGGCGATTGGGGCCGAAACTGTATAACCGCAAGAAACGGGATGACGCACGCAAGGGAAAGAGGACGCGAGTCCATCTGCCCGCCAAGGCGTGGACGCGGGTGTCGGCATTCCGGCGCAAGGCTGACAATCAAGCGCGGATATTCCAAAGTCGAAACGCGGTGGAAAATGCCAAGACGGTATCAACCAAATCGCTTTCTGTTGAGTACGAACTTGAAACTAAGGCCGCAAGACGAAAAATTAGAGGATTAATTGGAAACGCCGGGCGACTAGGTGGCGGTATTGGCAGTGCTCGACGGTCTGATATCGACGTACCTACTGGCGGAGTCGCCGGAATCCGAAGGGTCACCCCAGATATGTCGCTTGTCGACGTCGACAGCGATGGGTGGGCGAGAGAGGGAACCGCGAATCCAGTATGGGTCGGAATAAATGCGGTCGATAAATTAAGTTCCGGCAAAGACCGTCCGCGTCTGGCTATGTTTCGCCGTGATAAAAATACTCGTCCAGTAATTCCGATGAGAAACACCGAACACGAACGACTTCTTATTCGGCACCATAAGAAAACGTACGTTTACGGAGATAAAGATGTATTTGGTCGCACCATCGGTCGCCAGCACCGAGGACCAAGGTGGCTTGATGGTTTGACCAACAAACAGATTGCCACAGTTCTAATACCGTCGACAAGAGAGCAGCATCGGCAAATGTGGATTGACGGCGAGCCTTATACGCCGGGAACCATTAATAACTTCCTTAATTTTTTTGACGAAGAGATGGCGAGAGCGTACAGGCAAGTGGATTATTCACCAGCCGCCATACGAGAGATGCGGGCGGAGCTTGAGTCCGCACTTAACAATTCGCCGCTCCTCGCGTGGAGTTTTCGAACGCATGGAGCACCAATATTTGCGATGCTGACGCCGGAAGCAGTCGATGCCTACATGGACCTTCCGCACATAGTGAAGATGCTTGAGGAAAGAATAAAATTACTAACCACAGCCAATCCGAACATTGCACCAGAGAAAATACGCAAGGCAGTACTCATGGGCACCGTAGTCAAGGGTTCTCACTCCCCCGGGATGGGGGCGGTTGTATTTAATCCCGATATGATTAAGGGGAAACCGGTACGCAGTATAAATCTAAAAACATTTGAGGCCGCTTGGGGCGTTAGGCCATCCATCTCAAAGTATGACGATATGCCCGACTCCTCAACTATGTCAATGGATGATAGCGTCGGTGGAACGATACGGCACGAGTACGGTCATTGGCTGCATAATATGGCTCAACGACAGGCGGAAATATCCGATGGGCCCTGGAGGCCGTATTATTTGATATCAAATAGCAATCACGCGCTGTCCGTAGCAAACGAATACAATAGCGCTGAAAGTTTTTGGGATAAGGAGTCACCATCGATTGACATTCAGACTGTTTCCGATTCCCCACGCACCCTCACCCGGTATGGCTACACAAATCTCCGTGAGATGTTCGCTGAAGGATTTAGTGCCGTGACACATCCAAACCCGGAGGCAAGTCGGACCCTCATTAATGCGAAACTACGAAATGACGTAGAAACCATTCTTGGCGCCGGAAGAGGACAAAAGCCATGGCTCGACGAGAATGGGGATGTTAAAACCAACAAGCTCTCCTCTGCCGGCAAAACGGAAACATTTGGCAAATATGAAATGCGTTCTTCGCATGGATTCAATAAGGATATTCATTCGATTACCGATGGAATCGCATACGACAAAAATGGACAGAAATTAAACAATATTGTGCTGTATCACGAGGGCTCCCCGGTGGGATTCCTTTCATGGAGCCAGGAAGATGGCGCAATTCGCTACCTTGCTGTTTTGGATAAACACAAGGACCGCGGACTCGGAAAACGAATGCTAAAAATGAGTCAGAAAATCTCGCAAGACTCAGATATGACCAGCGTTAAAGTTTCTAGGGATATTTCCCCGGACGGCGATTCGCTGCTCCACCCAGTTTTGCCGTCGCTGCCGTCGACCGCGGTGTCGACAGCCAAATTGCCGAGATTCCCGCGCCAACCGACGTATGGAGCGTTTATCGGGAGCGCAGTAGAGCGTTTTAAAGACGCGCGGACGTGGGAGCGTTTTGAGCGCATTTATAACGACACAGAAGTCATCTTCTTCGACTACGAAACAACCGGTTTGGTCTTCGACAAATTCGGAGAGTCGTCTAGCAACGGCCAGCCATTGCAGTTTGGTGCCGTAAAGATGAGAAACGGCAAAGTAATTGATTCGATAAATTTATTTATGAACCCCGAAGAACCGCTCGGTGATTGGTCGAAGGCGAATTTGAAAGATATGGACGGGAACCCGCTTGCCGATGAATGGCTCCTAAATCAACCCTCAATGGCCGCAGCGCATCAGCGTCTGGCGGAATTCGCCGGACCCGACGCAATATTCGGCGTTCAAAACGCGGTATTTGACAAGAACGTCCTTGATGACGCACTCGCCGCCGCAGGGATTGATTGGAGACCCGGGGGATATCTCGATACAAAAGAAATAGCCGACATGGTTCTGCCAAAGTGGAGCGAAGATAATCAAGACGGGCCATTTTTAGTAGATGGTAAAACCGGGGAGAAAAAGGCGTCGACGGGGCTTGCTGCGATTACCAAATATCTGGAAGTAGACCTGGGGGAAAAGCATCACACAGCAGACGCCGATGCCGAAGCAACCGGGAAGGTGATGTCCGCCATCATTGAGGGCGCAATTAAAAATGATTGGCCGTCGAAGGTGCTTGATGGCGACCTTAGGGTATCAAGAGCTGAGAAAAAAGACTCCGATTTCGGTAAGGCTGTAGAAAAATTCCGCACCGAAAAAGCTAAGTGGATAGAGGATGATGCTAGCGCACGTAAATTGAGTAGCGCGCGTGCGTCTCGGAATTTCGTAAGGGCAGCCCCACCAGACGCGCCGCGCGCAAAAACAGAAGACAGAATGTTAAGTCGAATAACTAACGCTGGTGGCAAAAACGCCCGAGACCTTGTTGACAGACTCCTGAAATTGTTTGCTTCCAAGGAATATCCGGAGGACCTCAGGCCATATCGCGCAGGGGTTAACGTATCCGAACCAATTGTTGCGATTCAGGAATTGGTCGATGTTTTTAAAGGACTTGGGCATTCAAGCGTAAAGGTTGATGGAAGTGTCGCAAAAATTCTGGGCCCGGTAATTCCCGAGTTGATAGACCTAGTCGGCAGCGAGGAAGATATTCAGTATGCGCGAGAGTGGACGGCGCCACAGGCCGACGAATGGGCTAAAATAGCCGCGCTTTCCGCGGTCAGACAATGGGGCATAGAGGACAGCCTTGGCGAAACCATAGATACACTCCTAAATCGCCCGGTGCTATGGAATGGTGAAGAAAAATTCCCAGACTTCGAAGCCCTGCCGGATGGTAACTACGGATACGACATCACATCACAAATGAAATCGACGCTCACCCTTTTGGACAGTCAGGGAAACGTTGCCATGAGAATCCCGCCGGGAGTACTCACGGAGCAAGACGTGAAACTTCTATCTCTGGGAAACCTTATGAGCTGGCTGAGTACTCTCCACAAACGAACCGATGGCGATTTACCCTTCATGGCCATGGTCCAGCGAGCCATATACCCAGATGAGGATTTAAACATATTATTCGGCCCGGGACGGGCAAAGAGTCACGACATAATCACCGTGTTTCGGGCACAGGAATCAGGCCCTATTCGAGTTCATTCATCTCAAATGGAGTTTGCGGATTCTCAAGCTGGCGAATTTCTCAAGGGCGTAGTGGGGCGTGCGGAAGCGAATAATGAGCATCATCGGGAATTCGCAAAACGATATGGACAGCGCGTGCGGACCCTGCTTGCGGAAGCCGGACTTGATGTGGATTCGCCGGATGTAAAACTCGCCCTTACAGATGCATGGCATCCAGCCGTTGACGCGGTGGTTCTTTCGAAGGAGGACGGCGGACGCTTTGTGACTGCCGCGGCCATGGCTAGAAACATTGTTACAAACTTATACGCGCCAGCATGGGACCCTGAGGCCGATTCCTATACAACGGCACACGAATTTATGCATATTATAACGGGACAGGGATTTACCCGACACGGCGAACTGGCCGCAGATGTGGGTTGGCTTGGATTCTTCGGAGAGGATGTATGGCCTACCGTCCATCAGTTATTGGACCTTCAGGGTCGCTTTTACGATATGCAAGTGCAGGATTTTGAGAATCCGATATCCTCGCAGGCAAGCAGCGGGTCACCCCATCGAAGCATCCCGCATGAAGAACAATGGCAGTCACAGAAAGTCCGTTTTTTAAACGAACTTAAACGAATAATGGGTGACCACTTATTCAACGCTTCGCCACAAATCAAAGAGGGAGTCGGCCCCAAGATTCGCGAGATAAACCGCTTCCTGAGCCCGTGGGTCCCGATGACCGCAGAAGAATTGGGGTGGGGTTCCACCGATATGACCGGGCCCACGCTGAGTCGCAAAAAATCCGACCGACTATCTTCTGGACGAACATGGGCGCGTGGCAAGAGTAACTCGATACTGAGAAATTCGAGCATTTCGGCCCATGCCTTTACCGAAGAATCGGAATCCGGCGATGTAAAAATGCATCAGATTGTCAAATATAACGGCAGACCAATGATTCTTGCTAACATTTCTATCCCCCACCCCACGAGGCATGCCAGAATCAACATAAGGGTTCCGTTTTTCATGAGCATCGGAGAGGACAACAGAGACGGTATCCCAATCGGAAGATGGTATCCGTTCTTCGGCATAACATCCGACAATCATTTGAGAAAACTCGGCGATAAAAATTCTCTTGTTAACTATTACAACTCATCCGAACTGCGCTCCATAGCGGAACGACTTGACGCGTCTCTTAGAGATACCGGAATAGGAAAATACCGAGGGCCACTCAACGATAAAAACATTTTTGAGATACGCAACCCCGAATTGAGATATGACGACTGGGCGGCCGGACTCCCGACACAGGACAGGCGGTTTGTTGGCATAATAAACCGAGACGTAGGAGAGATGGACCTTGATATCGTCAAAAGTGAAGGTCTCAACGAAGAATCTATCTCAAAAATATTACGCAGTGCCCCTGATTACGGCTACCAGGGCATGCAGACTCGCGAGCAGCGACATCGTAGGCTTAGACAGGCGCGAGACCCGTATACGACAAAACTTTCGTCAGGGATGGACAGAAGGCATACCGCTGCTGACATAAAAGAGAAAATTGCCGAAATATTCCACAATCCGGACGACCCCACTAAATTGCGCGTTCCAGAAGAATCACGAGATGGCCTGAGGGCAATCATAGATAGTGGAGGCTTCACCGGTTCGGCCGATACCGCATCAGCCACCGCGGCAGTAAGGCCCGTTATCGACGTTGGGGTCATGGCCATGAGCCTGTTTTACCAGCATGTCGAAGATGGTTTCGTCAACATGGACGAGCCAACGAAAAAGCAACTTGCCGAGATATTGAGATTAGTGTCCCCAGGTTTGGAGTCCGTACCGTTGACGCAGGAGACGGTCACTGCGGCCAGAAAAGCCGTTAGGGATTTTGATTTACTTCAACAAATAATAAGAAGAGACCTCGTGCCGCATGTCAGGGACGACGAAGGCATTATGAATAAACGGTCAAGGGCGGTACGCGACATCACCAGAATGATGTTTGAGAGTCGCTGGAATTTGCAGGGCGTCGGACAAAATCAGCCAGACGGTGACGGCGCGTTTCCCCGTCCGACATATACCGGTATTTTTTGGGGCGAATTTTCTCGATTGTACGACAGCGAGAACCGAACTACGGCGGCGAAGATTCCACAACCAGTACGCGATGCATGGGATAAAAGAAAGCCCCTCATTGAAGAGCATGCTAGAAAAATCAATTCACGCAAGGGCCCGGAGTACGATGAATTCACGGTAATGTTCCAGCATACCGCCCTGAAGGTTAGGGGTGTAACGAACCGTACGTCTCACAGCCCATCCGATGCAAGAAAGATGGCTAATGATTTTCTTGACAAGTATGGAGAATACGGACTGCGCGAGGCGATGCATGAAGCTCTTGGCTCACGCATACACAGCCTATCCGTCGACGCCATGGACGTAGAAAGAAAAGCAAACGAATTATTGGAGAGTAGTGTTTTGACGCCGCAAGAATACAGGGCGGCAGTTAAAGATGCGAGACGGACGATGCTGGAACCACACGGACACGGAGATGAACCAATGCATTCCCTGGTTGCGGGCAGACAGTTCAGGGGGACCTATGCGACATCATTTGGAACCGACCATGAACTATTCGGTTATGCCGTTGACGGAATACGCAAAGGCCTCATGGCGGAGCATTCCCGCGGCGAGCCATCAGAATTTGAAAATTATACATTTCGGAATTTGATTTTGACCGAAGATGAGAGATTTGATATCGTTAGCGCATACGTTAAATTCCTGGCCACCCCAACGCTAGTAAAGTCCGTCATAAATCTCTCTGAAATCCGGAAAAGTCTAGAGAAGGAATCCAGAGCCATTGACGGGATGCAGTCGTCTCCGGAAAGAATGGTGGGCCTGATTCTCGAAGGCCGACTTGGTGAAATCCCCGACAATCACATATTCATGGACATCGGACCCGACGAGGATACATCAGACACGTCGCAGGATATGAAAAATGTGACGAACGCTTTCCGCGCCGTCAGGATAAAAAATAAGAAAATCGAATTAGCCCATACTGCTGAGGTAATCAGTCGGAAAGTCAAAACTGATGCGTACAAGCAATTAATGGCCTCATCAGGCATAGAGCTCGCCACAGAAAGCCGTGCGTTAGAAACAATTAAGTCCGCGACCCCGTTGGTCACGCAGGAAGCAACAAAGATAATTTCTCTGTTTCCTTTAGGGTTGATAAATGCAGAAGGGGATAGCGGCACACCACAAAGCCGCCTAACCCATGTACAACGAACCGACAAATACGTGAACCGCAAATTGGTAGTGAAAATTAATACAAAACAGGGGAGGGCCCATGCTCAGTGGATACCGCACATGAGTCGATGGTCGTCCACGGGCGAGATGGAAGAGGGTGGCGAATACACCCAGCTAAAATTGAATAAAATGCCAGCACCGAACGACCCTAGTTACCCGAAATGGAGAAGCACGCTTATTCACGAATTGGTTCACTCCATGGAAAATGCTAACCCGCAACTAAAAATGTGGGAATATGCATTTTGGACCCATAGACGCAAGGGGGAAAAACTTCAAAAACTAAAGAAGCTAACTGGCTGGAGCTACGGACCGTCGGAAGTGGCAATTAAGGACGAATGGCCAGATGCATATAGCGGTAGATTCTATGGTACTTACGGCGGGGGTTTGCCCGAGCAGCAAAATTACGAAATACTAAGTACCGGACTTGAGCGACTATTGGGCAACAAGTCTTGGAATGACCCAGAGTACGAGGCTTTTGTCATGGGTATTTTGATGCTCGCTAATCGGCTTGAAGTCGCATGGGAAAAACCAGAAAGTCTGCCGGAGCCGCCAGGGTCATCTGATGCTGTACGCTTTAATCGGGAATAGACATGACGAACAGAGACGGCAAGCGCATCAAGCCATTCGTACTGGAGGGACGGAGTGGTGGCAGGGCGTATACCGCAACGCAAGACCATAAGACGTGGACCTTTTTCCCTGAAGACCTAGATGATTTCGCCAAACTCCAAATAGACATACCAATGGTAAGTTTTGCAAATACCTACATCAAACCAGACCTATCAAGCGACGACCCCGTTCTGTCGAGCGGTGCGGCCAATTGGATTATTGCAGAATTCATACAACGGACAACACGACCACCCCATATCATTAATTGGCATATGAGCGGGGGCGACGATAACGCACATTCTGACTATTATGATGAAAATGACGATGAATCTAATATCGTTTACTAGGGTCCGACAGAAGGAATAACCCGTATGACAATTAAGAAAAACACTGAACCGGGAATTGCTAAGGACGATATCAAAAAATACATGGCCTTTTTCTCAGAAGAAGAACAGAATGATATTTATGCCGCAGAAACGTCTGAGGCGTATTCGGAATTCTCGGGAAACAAAAAACCACCGCGCCGCGACCCGGATAAAAGCATAAAGAAAACCCGAATCAGGAAACCAAATAATGGCTAATTTTGATGATGAGCAAGATGAAATGCTGGATTATTTAAACGAATACCAACGATACATTCGCGACTATAACGGTGTACCTGAAGATTTTGATGACTGGATGTCGTCGACTAATGAGAATTTCCGAAGAAGGGGTAAAAAACCCATCAACCGAACGAGCAAACAAAAAGAGACGGGCGCCAAATGACAACTCCATTTTCCAATATCGACGACAAAGAGGAAGATACCATTGCGTCAGCTGACAGCAAATTTCAACATGACGAAAACGAAACGTATATGAACTTTATGGCACGATTGGCATTTGAGTCACGAAGAAAAAATGAATCACCTAGCGCCGTTCGCACGCAGGGCAAAAACGAAACGGACTAGGTAGTCGCTCGCGACTATTCACTCTCGTCCCCCGTTCGGTGGGTTGTGATTTCATCTAATAGTTCATCAACAGCGGGGTTGTAATCCATTTTGCCAAGCGAGTCTTCTGTCTTGCTGAGCAAAAGTTGGGCTTTAGCCCCTTCCGTTTGCAGCCGTTTCACTTCGTGTTTTAAATGCGTTATTTCTCTACTCAATTCCGCAGTGGACACCATGTGCATATCGACTAGGGCACTGTAGCGTCCCCTCTCGTGCTTGTATAGTTCCGCATCATTCATTTGCTGTCTCCTGTCTGTTTATTGGGAATAAATGTTCCGCCACCGTAACGGATGAGATGTTGAACCTCAAACTTTTGTAGCCGCGCCACTTCTGCTTGTAGCCGTTCCATGTGGTCAGCCCACCTGCGCAAATTCGCGGGTGTTTCCACGAGCGGTGCGACACTCTCCAGCGCATCAGCGAAACCGCGCATCTCGGCAACAACATCTACACTCACTTCGTTCGTGTTCTCACTCATTGCTGTCTCCTGTCATCAGTGCCGCATACTCCTGTTTGTAAATGCTGGCGTATTCATCTTCGTGATTATGCTGAAGAACTGCACGACTCCGTCGGCGTGCCTCCTGGCGCATTTTTGTAACTCGACGACTTTTCTCTCCGTCGGCATCACTTAATCGCGGCCGACCCCGCTTGATTTTGGTTTTTTTGAGTTTGACATACTGGGAGACCATAGTAATGCGTTCCTATCGATAGTAGTTGCGGATATTTGATTTAGTACCTTCATGTTAAGGGGTGTTTTAAAAAAAGCAACATTAAAGGCAAAATTTATTAAACCACCCTTTTATGGCGCTAATACGGTCCGCGGCCAGATGGGGTATACTCGATATTACCGTGGATACGCTTAATCAGTACCTTGTTGATTTTTCCAAACGCTCCAAACACGACCCATTCCTTAAGGTCTCGGTCCAAGAAGTTATTGACATTCTTTTAGATATACGGTCCGAAATGATTGAAAAACCCCAATTGGAGCAATTGGATTTTACGCCGAGCCCCATAGGGGAATCCCTGCTCGTTGGTTAACGGGCCCCCCTACGCTAACCTGAGATAACATAACCACACCAAAGGACGGACTCAATATATGACTACGGTACTCAACGGCCATTCGGCTCGCTACTACGGCGATGGAGACGACACATTCAGCAGAACCGAGTGGGAAGCGACACTTTGGAAGACGCTACGGAGCACCTATGAGCTCAAGGAAGCCCTTGACCCGAATTTCGCTGCTCCTGATTACGAAACAATCGTCGAATGCGAAGAGCAATTACAATTGGCTGGGCTAACTCGCACCTACCGGCAATAATAAAAAAAGCCCTGTTCCCGTGTCTCTCGCACGGGTTTAACAGGGCCTTTTTATTTTTAAGCGTTACGCCTTAAAACGGCTCGTCCTCTACGCCGGCGCTCGCCATTGCTGGAGCCGCGCCCGGTCGTGCGCGTCGGGCTGACGACGACGCACTTGCGCCCTGTCGGGCTGGCTGGGATGACTCGCCTTCAGCGCGTGGCGCACGCCTTGTCACGGCTTCGATGCTGCGGGTGTTAATCGCTATGTCGTCCGCAACCAATTCAAACGCCGAACGCTTATTGCCGTCCTTGTCATCATAGGAACGCTGCTCTAAGCGACCGACACAGATGCAACCGACTCCTTTTGACAGGGTCTTTGCGGCATTTTCTGCCGTGTAGCGCCAAGCGACGATATTGAAGAAGGACGCTTTTTCTTGCTTCTCGTTTGCGTCGTTGTACCAAACGTGATTGACCGCGATTGAAAACGCCAGTCGTGCCTGCCCACTTGATGTGAAGGTAAGCTCCGGGTCTGCCGTAACGTTCCCTATGAGGAACGCTGGTGAATTATTCATTATGTTCTCCCTGATATCCGATGGGAAGCATGATTGCCTCCCTCGGTAATACTAGCGTCGGTCTGCTAGGGTTGCAACATGCCCATGAAACCCGATGAAGCCCGTCTGGAAATCCTCAAGCACCTATTTGATGTCCTGTACTACTTCCACGCGGAGGAGGACACGATGTCCGAGGAGGAATTGGATGACCTCAGAATTGACCTGGCTGACATAGCGGACCTCGTGGGGGTATCGTTGGGTCTTGAGGTAGTTTCAGTTGATGATGACGGCGTGATAACCGTGACGATGAAACCCACAGACATAGAGGCCTTCATAGAAAGCTTGCTCAATCAGACAATCATTGGCGAGGGCAAATCCTAAAACCCTTGCGTGATAAGGGTTTCGCGGCAAAAGTTGCAAACCCCAACAGCATTTGATAAACTAGTGTTACCCGAGAGATTCAAAACATAGGCAGGTGCTACTAGTAACCTGTTGTCCTATCCGCAGAAGTCCAGGAGAATTAAAATTGAAACCACGAACAAAATTGGCCATTGCTATACCCGTATTAGCCCTAGGTCTATCCTTGCCAGTAGAAGCGCTAAGTCCTGCCATAGTCGTAACAGCCGACCGCATAACCGTAATAGCCGCAATCCCACCGACCCCCGCCAGGTACGTCCCTGATGCCATTTCTGTGCTTGGGTGGGTTCCTGAATCGGCGCCCATCACCGCCAAGCAGGTGTCGGCGCTGAGTCGTATCCCAAAGGACAAGGAACAACGATGCCCACAGTTTGAGTCGGCGTTCAAGCAGTACGGACTGGTTCCGGTGGAGGTGTTTTCCTATATCGCATATCGGGAAAGTCGCTGTCGGATTAAAGCCATTAATATCAGATGGGATGCACGGGGCAATATCATCTGGGCACTTAACAATGACAAGTCGTATGATTCCGGGATTTTGCAAATAAATTCTACGTGGAAAACTGTCACCCGTAAAGTATGTGGGGGCGGGATTGACCTGCTGATGACACTTGATTGTAATCTTAAGGTGGCGAAATACCTATTGGATAACGGCGGGCTTCGTCACTGGAGCATAGGTGGCTGATGCTGCTCGTTCTGGCTATCGGGCTTCATCTATTGACAGTTTATTTGCTGTCCGTTCAAAGATAGTTGCTTATTTCGTAGAACGCTCCTATAGTTGCGGTATGAACCACATACTAATTTTATCTATCGCAGTTTTTGTAGCATCATGGATGGTGGCGACTCGTGGGTAACTATGAACCGCGCTACGACCTGGGTGGGTCCGAAGGCTGGGATAAGGATTTAGAACACGGCCTCCTCGGAGAAAACCTCGTTGAAACTTTCCGAAGGGATGTCGCAGCCGGTTCCTTCGAAGTCAAAACTGATAAATATCACAACGGGCGTATGGTCGTGGAGACAGACCAAAATCCAGGCGGTAGAGGGTGGAAGGAATCCGGCATTAACGTCACTGGGGCCATATGGTGGGCCTACGTTCACAACCTGGACGGGGGGATGACTATTGTGAAAGTCGAGCGTTTGAGACGCTACATAGACATGGGGGTGAAGTCGGGGAAATTGCACAAGAGGGACTTCGCGGAAGGTACCGAGAATCCGACGCGAGGCTATCTGCTGTTTCCGGATGCTGTTAAGGATTTACTGAATAATCCACTATATAACGCCCCCGAAGAATACGACGACCTCGGAACCGAGGAGCGGGTATGAACATGAGCACCATACGCGAACGCTATGCCGGCTACGAAGCGGATGACGGAGAACCATTTGTCTCTGACAACTCAAACCCGTGGACGGGAGGCGGGTGGACGCCCCTGATTAACGCTTGTCATCTGGAGTTGGTTGCAATAGACCCCGATTACAAAATAAATCGCATAAAAGAAAAGTTCGGCGGACTCCGATACTCCTTTATCGCATCAAAAGATGAACTCAACGAATCCATGTGGGCGGTGACTACCAAATACGAATCGGTATCATTCTCCACCTGCGAGATATGTGGCCGACCCGGAGTATTAATCGAGACAGACACTGACTGGATAAAAACGGCGTGCGCCGAACACGCGCGAGCGTTTGACATTTAGGGCCATTAGCTCAGTGGTCAGAGCAGGGTGCTCATAACGCCTTGGTCGTAGGTTCGATACCTACATGGCCCACTAACATAGACACATTAAATTTCGAAAAGAGTTCTGGTGAGCCGTAAAAAGAAAAGGAAGGGGGGTGGAAAGAAAAAATACAAACAGGAATATATCCGCAGGCCAGAAGAAGTCATCAACAGGGGTGGACCCATAAGGGTAATAAAAGCCGACGGGACAACATACGTGATTCCGGCAGAGAAAGTAAATGTTCCAAAACCAACCCGTCGTCCGCCTGTGCGTAGGGGCCACGCCATATAGTGACAGGGGATAGACTAGACACAACTGAAAGGAAATAGGCAAATGGACTTCGACAAATTAATGAAACAGATTGATGTGCTCGGCGCGAAAATCAAAGTCAAGCAGGACCAGCTTGATGTGTTAACAAATCAACTAAATTCACTTGTTGACGACACGTGGAATCGTCGCGACGAAATAGACGGGGACCTTACTGCGGGCGTTTAATAAAATCGAATATCAGTTGCGTCGTAGAAACGTCATCTAAAACTTCAGTACCATCTACTGCTGCATTAACTACGGAGCGCTTACGTTCAATTAGGTCGTAAATCTTTTCGTCTATGGTATTCGCCGTCAACATGTAGGTCGACGTGACGGAGCCCATTTGCCCGATGCGATGAAGACGACTGTATGTTTGGTCGACGTCGGCCGGCGTCCATGGCAACTCGACGAAGAGACATTCTTGCGCGGCGGTTAAAGTGTGGCCAGTTTTTGCTGCCTGTATCGACAAAACAATAACCGGAGCCTCTTCAGCCGACAGGGTTTGGAATTTTCTCTTATGTTCCTCTACCTCTTCGACGGTCATGCCGCCCTGTATCCGCAAATTGCCAAACTTTTTGGCAAGCGCATCGACGACGTCCCTATGGTGAGCGGCGACAACAACTTTCCTGCCGTTTTCCACGCGCTCCCGTATCCACTCTTCAGCAATCGGCATCTTCGCACGAGCCGAGAGGCGTCTCAACACGGATAGTTTCACCAAGTGCTCGTTGCTCTCCGCTCGTATGCGCGCGTAGACGGCCGCAGAGTACGGCGATGTTCCTAGCTCGACGGCTATCGCCGCCGCTCTGTCTGAAATATATTTGATGATGTCGAGTTCCGCCTTAGCGTATTCAAGCATCCCCGCAGCGGTCCCCTCGACGACAATCGTGCTGTGGATTACTGGGGGTAGTTCTGATAACACCTGTTCTTTGGTGCGGCGTATATAGCAATTCCCACGCAGCCTGTCATTCAATTCATCGAGATTAGAATTACCGCTTATATTCCACTGGCCAAAACTATCTCGAAACGCACCGCAGTATCTACGATAGAAACCCCAGAGGCCGCCAAACTCCTTGAGCTTTCCTAGGATTTCCAGTTGGGCGGCGTACTCTGCCGGCCTGTTTGTTACCGGCGTGCCAGTGAGGCATAAAACTATCGCATCTTTCGGTGCCTTTTTAGTCAGCCGAACTGCAGATTTGGTTCTCTGGGCGGTGTGATTTTTACAATAGTGACTTTCGTCGAATACGTATGACCTATGACCCATCAAACGAGTCTCCCATGTCACTAAATTGCTATAACCAATAACGACGACGTCGTAGTCCTCCATTGCGGGGAAATCTTTCCGGTTTCTAACAACGGCAACCCGTTTATCTGGTAACCACTTCTTGTATTCGGCTTGCCATGTGAGAACCAGGTTTGGCGGACACACAACGACCACTGGGTAAACGTCATCCGTGCCGCTGGAGTATTCAATTGTTGCAATCGCCTGTAAAGTTTTGCCCAAACCCATGCCGTCAGCTATGAAGGTGCGTTTCGCCTTAGCCGCGTAAGCCACCCCAGCCCTCTGATATGGAAATAATGTACCAGTAATCGTCGGGATGAAGATTTCGGCGTCTACAGAGCGTGACGCATCGCGCAATTCCCCTAAATCACGCGTCACAGAAGCCGCCATGCCCTTGACGACATCATCTACCACTAAAGAAAATGATTCCGCAAACCCTATTACGTCATTTATCGACGCCACAGGGGCCCTCCACGCGTGTGAGGGGCTATCCCATGTGATTCCGGGGATACGCTTCACTGCCGCGACGACTACACGCTCATATGGGAACCTCAAACACAGCGTTCCGTCATCATAGGAGACCCCACCAACAGGCACCGGCGGAACGGTGAGCTTTAATATGTCATCAGAGATAACAAAATCATACTTACTAGCGAATACTCGGGCTTCAGCCACCGACGTAGCAGGTATCCGCCACAATTTCGCCCCCTTATCCCACCGAGCCCCCTTAATCGTCTTAATATCAGCCACCTGCTGAGGGTCGTAAGGGAAACTTAGGGCCAAATGGTCCCCATCGATATATACCTGCATATTGACAGCATAACCGATAGACTTTCCCCATGACCATATTCGGACGAAAAAAACAAGAAGGCAACATCGCCGACGACACGCAAGACCAGCTTGCCGACTACCAGCGAAGCATGATTCCTCACCTAAGAGCCATTGAAAGCAGGCTCTCTCGCGCCGAATTACAAATAGGTGTACTGGAAGACGAAATCCGCCGTTTAACCTTCTTAGAGAAGCCCCTAGAGGGCACTAAGTCACTAGGAAGCATGCTCCCCAGCATCAAAGACCTCACCTAGACAATGCGCCGCACCCCCCTCTACACCTGCTGCGTCTGCGGCCTCGACATCGACCCCGCAGGAGCTCTATCCGAGCGACTCGTCACCGCCTGGCTCAAAAGCAACTCAAAAACAATATCCAGCGTCGAAGACGAGCTTTACAAATATAAACACCAGTTCTGTAAAGAAAAAGCAAGCGAATTCGTTCAAGACGCGATGTTCTGATATGTGGGTTGTCTGTTGAAGATTTGCAGAGACTGCCTACTCCCCAAATCTCTCGATAAATTTCATAAAGATGCGGTAGCCAAAGATGGTCTACGAGGTCAGTGCAGGTCCTGTGTGTCCATTTACCGCCATGCCGACCGTACCGCCAACCCTGAAAAAAAACGTGCCTACGACCGCAGGTGGCGTGCCGCTAGCCAAGGGAAATCGCTCAACACTTATCGTAAATGGTGTGCGGCAAACTCCGAAAGAGTGCGCGGATACGGGAGTGCGTGGCGTGTTGCCAATCGCGAACAGGCTGTCGCCGCGACTCGCAAATGGCGCGCCGGCCACCCCGAGATGGTGCAGATGGACAGGTACCGCCGACGAGCGCGAGAAAAGAAAAACGAAGTTTTCGTCATTACATCCGAAGAAATCAAACGACTACTACGACGGCCCTGTTATTTGTGCAATACTTCACCCAGCACAACAATTGACCATATCATTCCCGTCGTCCGTAACGGTAGGCACTCAATCGGAAACATCCTAGGTGCCTGTAGGAAGTGCAACGGGAGCAAGCATGACAAGTTCCTTGTTGAATATCGACGATACCTGATGCGCGCCCAGGCCTCGCCGTCTATCCGATTAACGAATAAATTCTAGTCATACGGAAAAGCAAAGCCCATTCGCGTTTTTTTTTTTCAAAAGTGGCATATGGACGTTTTGCAAATATCGCGCGCCGCCTTTCTCTAAATACTCTGGATAGATTTATCCGGGTGCACCACGTCACCATATGTAATTTCTGTGAGAGCACTATCATCTATGGGACTAGTAGGTGTGTTGGTGTCTCGGTTCTGGATAGATTTATCCGAGAGTTGGGATAGACATAATTTATATAGCTACCCCCCTCCCGTCATAAAAAGGGAAAACAACAACCACTCACAGTGGGCACATCAAAAAGCTAATCTCAAAGCAAACCCTAAAAGCCGACCCTAAAGAACAGCACTCAATACCCATACCAAAAGCCAATCCAACAAGCTAATCCCACAACAACAACCCGTGACCGCAACCGCATCACGGAGAAGCCGTGGATGGAAAGAGCGGACTGAGCCGACATCGAAAAATACCCTACACACGAAGGACACAAAAGACGGACACCGGAAACGACACCACCGCCAATGAACGGTGCCACAGCCACCACAAATAAAAGGCCCCCGATTTTACTCGGGGGCGGGTAGGGCTGGTGACGGCCAAAGGGCCGGTTGAGTCCTGACCAAAGTATAGCCCACCGAACCCGTAGAAACAACACCGCCGCCACAAGAAAGAACACCGCCGCCGGCCACTTTGGATAGATTTATAGTAAATAATACAAACATCAAAAATTTCTGACACGCGTCCCCCCCCACACGCAGCGCGCCCTTAAAAGTTCGACGGGGCTCTAGGACTCAATGTGTACATCACCATCAGCAGGGCAGTATTGGCACACATCATCATCGTCATCATCATTGTGGTGTGTACCATATTAGTCTCCGTGATATGCCTTGTAGAATCCAGAGCAAGGCTCATACTCGCACTTGATTCCATTGGCAAGGTCGCTTTGAGTGAACCTCTCCGCGAAGTCAAAGTCGGTACAGGACTCTGAACAGAAATATGAAGTGTCTGTGTCTGTGCTCATTGTGTTGCCCCCTGCTGTTGTCGTGACGCTTACAAGTTGTCGGATTCAGGTGAACGCGAACCGTACACCGCGCCATTCATCAACCACCACGCATCGTACGCCGCGTACCACGCTTGGTGCTTATCGTCGCGTGTAGCCTTGTCTGAATCAAGATAGGCATCTCGCGCCCTATCTACGTCATCTCGCAATTCCGCGACCGTCTTTATTGTGCTCATTGTGTATGCCCCCTGTGTTGTTGTTGGTATACCCACCCTACCCCTACGGCAGGCAGAATATTCCCACCACCACCACCACCACCACCACCACCACCACTCATCACCACCACCTCACATCATCATCATCATCATCATCATCATCATCATCATCATCATCATCACCGCAAGTGCTACGGGTTGCTACGGGTAGTACACCCCCATACATACATACATACATACATACATACATACATACATCACTACCCCCTACCCAATCACCCTCTCACCCTCGTCACCTCACCCCCATCATCACC